CCGAGATAGATGTCACGCAGCAGCGAAGAAGCCGCCCGGCATTTCTGCGCGCTGAGCCGGGCATAGACCTGGCTGCCGCCGAACTTGATGACTTCCCGTTCCTTGGTCGGATCGTACTGCCCGTTGAAGGTGCGCAACGCCTGCAACAACCGGTTGGACCAGCCGCTGTCAGCGTTGTTGCGGTGGTCGCGCATCATGTTGAACTGGGCGCGGATATAGCCGACCAATTCCGGCGGCGCCGGCTCCGGCGGTGCCCGTGCCGCCGCCTTGTCCAGTTCGCGCTGGCGAATCATCGCCTCCAGCGCCGCCGGCGGCACCACATTGAGAACGCCGACCTGACCCAGCGGATTGCCGGGTGAAGATCCACCCGGAAATCCGCCCGGTGGAATTCCAAAGGAGGTTTCTGCCATCCGGGCAGAAAAACCGAAAACTCTTAAGCAAATATTAATACTTCTGCGGTAGGCGACGCGACCTGGTGGAAAAAGTTGCCAGGGCAACGATTGGGCCCGGCTATGGTCGAACTCGACGAAATCATGCTGGCCAAGCTGGCACGCGAACTGGCGATGAACATTCGTCCGTACCAGGCCGTGTTCGACGATTTCGGCATCACCGAAACCGATTATTACGAGATTTCCAAACTGGAATTCTTCATCAAGGCCAAGGAACAATTCACCCTGGAGTGGAATGCGACGACATCGACCGCAGACCGGGTCAAGATCGGCTCGCTGGCCTATCTCGAACAGATCCTGCCGGCGATCACCCGCCGCGCCCTGGACCTGAAAGAGCCGTTGCCGGCGGCCACCGACGTCGCCAAATTGCTGGCGCGCAACGCCGGCATCGGCGAAGCCAAAGCCGAAAACAAGAACGCGAGCGAGCGTTTCGTCATCACCATCAACCTTGGCGCCGACACCGAAGGAAAACCCGTCATTGAAAAATACGACAAGAGCCTGACCGTCGACGCCCACGATATCGATCCGGCATCGGTGCCAACGGCGCCGACCCGGAAGCTACGCAAGACCATCGAACCGAAAACCAGACCAACTGCGGAAAATGCGGAAGAACTCGCGCTGCAAGCCTTGCTGGACAACGGACCAACAGGAGCCTGATCATGGCCACCATCACCTTCAACCAGTATTACGCAGGCGGCGTCTTCAAACAGATCTCGGACGCCGACCTGCAGGGTCCCGGCACCACCTACAACCAGTACGCCAATGGCGGGCCTTACGAACAGCTGCGACTGATCTGCGGTGCGCCCACGCTCGACCAGCGCACCCCTGGAGGCATCCATGCCCAATTGGCGGCGGGCGCAGCATAAGGACAGATGCTGATCTGATCATCCGGGAGAAGAGCAACATGAGAAATCCACCCGCCGGCTATAAGCACTCCGATCCGAGCCATCTCGATTTTGGCAAGACCGCCGACAGCACGCTGCTGGCCAAGCGCCGACAGAACCTCGCCGGAGGCGGTGAGGTCAGCAGCAGCAGCGGCGATAAAATCGACCCAATCGACGAGGATCTGCTTCGAGTCTTGCACTCCGGTAGCTAAAGCGAAAAAATACGCCGAAGGCGGCGCGATTAAAAAACCCAAGAGGAAATGATGGCCAAATTGACCGCCAAGGATCGCAACAAGCTGCCGTCCAGCTCGTTCGCGTTGCCCGGCAAGGGCGAGGGCAAGAGCGGCAAGGGATCGGGCTCTTATCCGATCCCGGACGCCAGTCACGCCAGGAACGCGCTCAGCAGAGTGGCACAGCACGGCTCAAGCTCCGAGAAAGCGGCGGTGCGCGCCAAGGTGCATCGCAAATATCCCGGCATTGGTAAATGACGGACTACTGGGCCACCGGCCAGGCGGATTGCTGGTGAGAGATGAGCTGGAGGTTTGCTACAGTGAATCTACGCCAGTATCAACGACAGTGGTACCTCGATAACAAGGAATTATGCGACGCCCGTACACGAGCATGGCAAGCTCGAAACAAAGAGAAAGTAAGAGCCTATGCACGCAGCTACCTTAAAAAACGCCGTGAAATAGACCCACCAGAAATACGGCAACTGAACGCAAAAAAGAAACTCGAACGCTATACGATCAGAGTGTATGAAAAAACTTTGGCAGACTATGCCCATACCCTGCAAAAACAGAATGGACATTGTGCACTATGTCCTAGAATTCCAGAACAAGAACATAGCAAACGACTAAACTGGGATCATTGCCACCAAACAAATGAAGTTCGAGGACTTTTATGCACCCCATGTAATCATGCACTTGGCGTGTTGGGGGACTCAATAGGAGGGCTAGAACGAGCACTGGCCTATATAAAAAATGGGACTTAACTATACTGCCCCCAAAACTTTAGCTTCTTTCATGAAATCGGAAGCGTTCGGCCGCATCGCCGCCGGCCCGGTCGGCTCAGGCAAGACCACCGCCTGCATCATCGAAGTGCTGCGACGCTCGATGGCGCAGGCCAAGGCACCCGACGGCTTTCGCTACACCCGCTTCGCCTTCGTCCGACAAACCCTGAAGCAGTTGAAAGACACCGTGCTGAAGGACATGCAGAACTGGCTGGCGGGCCTCGGCGAGTGGCGGGTCAGTGACAACGCCTTCTATCTCGACTTCGGCGACGTCAAGAGCGAGTGGATCTTCATCCCGCTGGAAAACGCCGAAGACCAGGCCCGGCTATTGTCGATGCAATTGACCGGCGCCTTCATTTCCGAAATCATCGAATGCGATTTCGACATCCTGGCCCCGGTCTCCGGCCGCATCGGCCGCTACCCGTCCGGCAACCGCGGCACGCCTTCCTGGTGGGGCATCCTGGCCGACACCAACATGCCGGTTGAATTAAGCGACTGGGCCAAGTTCATGACCGCGCCGCCGGCGGACTGGCAGATCTTCATCCAGCCCAGCGGGATGTCTGAGAGGGCCGAGAATTTAAACTATTTGCTGCAATCCGAAACCAGCGCCGCGCTGCCGATCGACGACCCGATACGGCTGGCGCAGGGACGGCAATACTACGAGCGCTTTGTTGAAATGTACGGCAGCGACAGCGCCTGGGTAAAGCGCTACGTCTACGCCGAATATGGCGACGACCCGTCCGGCGAAGCGGTGTTCAAGGCCTCGTTCAAGTCGAGCTTTCACGTGGTGCGGGAAACCTTCGTCATTCCCGGCTACCCGCTGATCGTCGGCATCGATTTCGGACGCAACCCATGGGCGCTGATCGGTCAGGTCGACCATTTGGGCCGGCTATTGATCCACATGGAAGTGCCGGCCAGCAATATCGGGCTGGAGAAACACGTCGAGCAGAACTTAAGGCCGAAATTATACAGCGAGAAATTCATCGGCTCGAAAGTGATCCTGGTGGGAGATCCCTCAGGCATCGCCAAAGGCACCATCGCCGAGGAGACCTCGTTCGAGGCGCTGAAGCGGTTAGGGCTGCCGGCGTTCCCGGCCCCGACCAACGACATCGACGCCCGGTTGCGGGCAGTGGAAACCCTGCTGGGCCGACAGGTCAATGGCGGTCCGGCGCTGTGCATCAACGGGCCGGGATGCCCGTGGCTGGTGCGGGCGATGGCGGGCGGCTACCGCTACAAGAAACACCGCGACGGTGGTTTGAGGAGTATCCCGGAAAAATTCGACAAGGAAGGTTTTAGCCATGTCAGCGATTGCCTGCAGTACATCTGCCTCGTCGTTCATGGTAATCTGGTGCACGAATTCGCCCGGCGATTGATCCCGCGGCCGCGGGTGAAGGATCGCCCGCGCATCACCGCAGCAGGATGGACATGAAAAAGCCCCGCAAACAACCTGCACGAAAGAGCAATATTAGCAAGCGGGTCAAGAAGGCGGCGCCACCACAAAGAAAATGGTCCTTGAACCAGCGCAAAGCGGCACTCCGCAGGCGCCAGACCCCGTTTGAAATAGCGCTTTCGCAGATACCCAAACTCTCAGTGGCGGAGTGCAAACTGTTATGGGAGGCATTGAACCGGCCAAGCGCCTGGAACGTCAACGATATGAAACGTGGCTACCGGGAAGGACGTTACAAGGATAGGCTCGATGCGCCGATAAAGATCGCCAAAGTGTCGCACGACGAGCCGTTTTGGGGGCGTTGGGTAAACGGCCGATGGCGACCTTACAGTCAGAGGTTCATAAAAAAGCAACATCGGCAGATGACGATATCCGACAAGCCGCCCGACGACGGCGCCCCGACATGATCCTGTTCGACAACGACAACCAACTGGACACCCACTCGGCAGAGCTGCTGGCGCTGGCCGAAGCCATGCGGCAGGCGGCCGACGACGCCGAACCGCGCGAGCTGTTCTACGCCGCCGCGGTGCTGATGTCGTTTGCACTGGCCCGGCAGGACCGCGAGACCCGTAATGTCGCGATCGATACCGCACTGGAGATCATCCAGGACGGCCAGAGAGTATTTGGTGAAAACAAGCCGCCGCGGTTTGATGCGTGAAGGAAAGTGAACATGATCCATGACGATAAATGGTTCGATGACCTGCTTGAGAAGCTGGACCGTGCGCCGAGCTTCGTGCCGACCAGGGACCACGACGGCAAGATCGTGGTGCACCGGCGCGGATGCGAAGCCATTGCCAGCCAGGCCAAGGTCATAGAAAAAACCATTGAGCTGAACCAGATCGACCGTCTGTGCAACTGCATGGATGCCGTGCCCGTGGGCTCTTGACTGCACGGTGTCGCATTCACCCGTCCCACTTGTTGCAGCTTTGCATCCCGCCATTCGTGCTGCTATTTAGGGCCTTCCGTTAAGGGCGGTACCTACCCGGCAGGGGCTCCCATCGACCCAAATACGAATAGCACGTACATCATGCCGATCAATCGCCGATCCTCGCCAGCACCAGATCCATGGCGCGGCGCCGATGCTCCAATGGCAGCGAATAGCCGTAACCCCACAGGGTCACGATCCGCAAATCATGCACGGCAAGCGCCTTGCGCATCCGGCAGATATGCACCTGCAGCGCCTTGTGGTCGATGTCCACCCTGGCATGCGGCACGTGCTCGTATTGCAATAGCAAAATCAGCAACCGGGCGGCGCAGGTCGGCAGCACAAACACCCGCTTGATGGTCAACAGCAAAGTCTCGTGATGCAGATGCGCCAGCCGCGACAATTGCAGCGCGCGCTGGTCGCGCGGGCAGCCGGGCGGCCAGTCGTCACGCGGCAACGACAGCAGCCGGCCCGCCAGCCTGGCTTCAACCAGGGTCTCGTATAATCGGGTCGATGGGATCTCGGTGGCGCGGGCGATGGCGCGCAACGGCACACCCTCATCGGCGAGCCGGATGGCAATTTGCTGGTCCACGGCGACATCCATGGACCGACAAGCTACCTCAAGTCGCACCCCGTGCAAGGAAAAATTAACCAGACGGTTAAGAAGCCGCTGGAGCGGCTTGGGCTGTGGGGTGGTGTTGAGGCCGCAGCAGCGGGTTTAGCGCACCAGTGGCCTCCGCAGGCGATCCTAGGGGGTGTTTACGGTGGGTTTCAGGGGTTGGTTTTTGGGGGCTGGGTATGCGGGGGGTACTTATATAGAGCTGATCGAGGCCACCCCCCTGTCCAGCATGGGGGCCGGGGCCACCCGGTGGGGGTGAACCCAACCCTTCCCTTTCCAGCGGCGACGCCCACGCACCTGCGCGTGCTTGTGCTTCACTTTCGCAACCAACTCCTGCAAACCGCAAGCCATTGAAAACATTAGACCTGCCAGACTTTGTGAAACTTAGGAGTTCTACAACAGCATTCGGTACAGGTCAGCCTTGGCAGCCTAGTTAAATACTCCTTTGTTCCCCGTCCATTGGTCTCCAAGGCTACTAATTAATCTATCAATCGATCGATAAAACGTAAATTCACGTTACAGTGCATAAGAAAACCGGTCCTGGAACCCGGCGGCGAGGGTGAAAAAACCTCGAGAAGGCAGCTCGAGAAGGCGGCTCGAGAAGGCAACTCGAGAGAAGGCGTTCGAGATAGATGATCCCTCGAGATGATCCCTCGAGAGATTGGCTCGAGTGTCGCTCGAGGATTTGAACCAGCTCGAAGCTCTCGAGGTTTCGCCGGCTCGAGACATAACTTTCCCGCACAATTTCCAGCGCTTGCAAAATAATTTGGAAATATTTCGATTAGCAGTTGACAACCTAGGTCGTAATCGGCTAGTGTGTGTTTGTTCGATCAAACCCACCCTAAAAAGAGACACCCCGAATGATTTACTCACTTCAAGGTTTCCAAGCCGACTCGGATCAAGGCTGTGATGCCGAGCGTTTCGCGGACACCCTCAAAGAAGCCAAGCAAACCGCCCGCTACATGCTGTCCGAACAATACCGCATTGCAAGCGAAGCATCCAAGCGCTTGGCATTGGTTCAAATCTGGAAAGGTAATGAGCTAATTACCGAGATGGACTAACTCGCCTCCAAAATCTGCGAGCTAATTCATCACAATTTTAAAAGGGAAATTGATATGCACTTCGAAGCAGGCAAAGTTTATCATCAGGAATTCGAGAACGGCGAGCGCGAATATTTCCTTGCCATTGAGCAATTCAAAAACAAGCGCTGGAAAGGTTATCGCACCACTGGCAACCGCAAGCCGGTGCAAACCATGGGTGATCCGACGATTCCGAGCTGGATTGAAACCGCACAAAACGAAGTCCCGCGCAAATTAGCTGCAATGTGGAGGGCCTGATCAATGTCTCAGTGGGCCGATATTCTCTCATGGGAACAACTCAAAGCTAATCATGACCTGACCGCTTCACTTGATCCTGCTTTCGCTAATCGTGAGCTTTGTTTTTGGACGTCTCGCACCGTCAAACAGTTGCAAGTACTCAAAGCACAAGCTTGGAACGTAAACGACGGTGAACAATGGCAGAAAGCCCGCAGCTATCTCGCGCTTAGTGGAGTAACTCCATAATAAGCCAGCCAACATCTCCTTACCAAAAGGCCGCTTTCGAGCGGCCTTTTTCTTTGCCGGAAAATATCTTTAGATTTTTACAAGCTAGCTATTGACAACCTAGATTATCACAGTCTATATGGGTCCTAGGTCATAACGACCTAAGGAACCCAGAACATGAAAACGCCTAATGGTTTTATCTTCTACCGTGGCCCGTCAATGCTAGACGGCTCGCCGATCGTCGCCATTGCAACCCGCGTCACGTCAGCTAGCAAGAATTCCAAGACCGGCGCCTTGGTCGCCACCTACATCCTGCGCGACGATATCAACCCGGTTGATGCGGTTCGCCAAGGCTTGGATAAGTCTATTTGCGGTTCATGCGTGCATCGCGGCTGGCATGATACGACATCGAACAGCTGGAAGGACCGTTCCTGCTACGTTGTGATCGGGCAAGGGCCGCTTGGCGTTTACGACGGGTTCGAGCGCGGCATCTATCCCGAGATTTCGCCCGAACAGGCCTGCGAATACCTTGCCGATCACGCCGTGAGACTTGGCACCTATGGCGACTCCGCGGCCGTTCCTGCCGATGTCTGGCAAATCATGCTGCGCAAGGTGAAAGCCAAAGCCGGCTACACTCACCAATGGCGCGCCTTCCCCGAATTCAAGCGCCATTGCATGGCAAGCTGTGACACGGCGGAAGAGCAGCAAGCCGCCACCGCACTAGGCTGGCGCACCTTCCGAACCCGCCTGCCCTTTGAAAACAAGCTTGCAAACGAAATCGCTTGCCCGGCTTCAATGGAAAAGGGCTATGCGACCACTTGCGCGCTCTGCAAAGCCTGCGGTGGACATTCGGCCAAAGCTAAAATCTCAATCGCCATTATCGCTCACGGCGGTATCGGGCAAATGCGCGCCTACTCGCGAACCCGCGCTCGCCTAGAAGCTAATGCCTAATCTCAAAGGATAAACCCAATGGTCAAACGCAAAATCGTTATCCGGTTCTCAACAGACAAGAGCGGCAAACGCCGCGCCCACTATTGGGGATTAGCTAGGCGATGGCTGCCAATCTCAATTGACGCGGCGGAATTCAAGCTCGCAACCGAAGAAGCCTTACCCTATCAACCGCGAAATAGCTCTTGAAATTCTAGCCTGTCACATGCTAAAGGATGCGACACGCTATCAACCACGAAAGCAGCCATCCATGCCGCAGCCCAAGCCTAAACCGTCCCACGCCAGCGACATGAGCGGACCCGAACTGTGGACCAAGCTGCAAAAAATCGGGTTCTCGCAAAGCGGTTTCGCGCGAACCATTCGCGTCGGCGGAGCAACCGTTCGCTCCTGGATTGGCGAACGCGCTTACGTGCCTGAAACCATCGCCATCCTAGTCAACCTCATGCTCAAGACCAAATCCAAACCGGAAGATCTGGGAGCGGCTAACCGTAATCAGCCATGAACTGGCGCCAGACCACAAAACATTGGCGGGAAAAAACAATTGAGAGGTAGATGGAACAAGCTAAAACCGAACTCGAAATCGAAAACACTCGCGAACAGGCATTAAGGATTGACCTCATGACCATTCAAATCGAGCGACTACGGCAAGAAATCAAGATGGAAAACCGCAAGTTCGCCGTGCAGTTGGTTCTTGCGATCGCGACGGCGCTTGGTGTTGGCATCGCCATCGGCCGATTCTGGTTATTTCATCTGTGAGATGGCGCGCCACCAAATGATTGCAGCCACTGAGGCGACATCGCGCGCCTTAGTACCGGCAATCCTGCCGTTAACGAGAAACACCGCTATGAAACGCTTGTTACTGACTGCCGCGACCCTTACCGCGCTAACAACAGCAGCAAATGCTGGCGACAATGGAACCAGCCAATCAATGACTACCAAGGCCGACAAGTTCAAATTCGTGGTTACCGTCGCCGCCTATAACAAAACCTGCAGCACGCCGCCGCTAGGCGAATTAACTCAGGCGCTGTCGCATTATCTGATTCGCGATCTTGGCGATCGATTGGATTCCGATCTTTACCAATTGAGCGTCGACGCCTTCAGCAAATCAATCACTGGTTCTTGGTGCCGTGATACCTTCCTGTATTATGATAACTGGGAAAACAACGTCCAGAAATCCAGTGTCAAGTAAGCAAACCAACCGCGAGCTGTCGCTACCGCTGGCATTATTGCTGTGGATGCTCGGTATGTTGTTGCTGTGGGCATCAGCTGTAATGCTGATGGGTTGGCTGATCTGATCGGCAATCAGCTCACAAACTGTAAAATAGGAGACAAACCCAATGAAATATACGCTTTTAACTTTGTCGATTCTCGCTATCCCGCTGCCGGCTATAGCCGGTCCGTGCGGCACCAAGCCTTGCACCACCGAGCAAATCAACCGCGCATTGCAGTGGTTAGGCCGTCCTGAATATGAGCAGATCGGCCACGGCAGGGTTCTGTTCGATAATGAGGCGCCGGCTGCTGGTACGACGGTGACCAAAAGCACGGTTAACGTTCGATTCAAATGAACGCTGTCGCGCTTTGCACTGTTTTGTTTTGGTTTTCAGACGGCGGATACCGGACGCTCGAGGCCACCGGTCAATTGGATAAATTATCCCGATGATTGCAGCCTATGGGGCGGTCTCGTGCCGCCCCATAATCGGCAATCCTGTGCCAATATTGCCAACCAATAGGAATTTTAAAATGTCTGACGATAAAGATCCAGAACTTATGCGGGCTCAAAAAGCTGTTCTAGATGCTATGCACGCATCACAGAAAGCACATCGCCGAGCCAGGCGCGAGCAAACCATTACGGACTTGATGGACGGCAACAAGTTCTTACGCACTGTCGGTTTGATCGCTGTGCTCGTAATAGTTGGTTATGTGTTTGGTGGAGGTGGGGCTCTCATGCTCAGTGCGATTGGTCACTAAAGTTGACGCAAGGAAAGCCCGATGGCCATCATGATGGCTAAACTTTACACGGCGCTTAAAGCTGCCATCGTCTCCGACGAAACGGCGCGCGAAGCTGCAACCGAAGCGGCGGAATTCGACCGCGAACTCGCCGACGTCAAATCGACATTGCGCCTACATACGTGGATCCTGACATTCAATACCGCGATGTTGGTATTGGTTATCGGTAAGCTGTTTTTACCGGTCATGCACCCATAACCACGATGGAACCCGATAGGAAGCTCGTGGAGAGGCGTTTGTCCCCAGGCTACTCCAACAGCCTCCACCCCGAAATAACGCATGGGCGAGCCGCGCTGCTGGTTCCGCAGCCGCCCTATTCGACCAACACCGGCTTGGAATGAAAAGTCTCGCCGTCGAACGTGTAGCCCCGCCCGAATTCCCACGCCAGATCGGTGCAGCCATAATTGTCAACGATGCTGACCTGCCGCACGATGCCGCTCACGGCGCTGACATTGTTGCTGCGATGCCAGAATTCCTTCGCGGCATCATAGCAAGAGGCATTGCGGCGCACGATCTCCGAACTGCCATCGGCGCGAACCAGACAGACCGTAAAACTGTTATCCTGTAGATCGCCTGTTCTTGTATTGTTCACTTCGGACCTTCAAGGATAGTGACTTCGTTGGTCATGGCTCCTGCCCCTTCATCCGCTCGACATTGACCACCGTTCGTTCCGATGGAACCAGGAACGGCCGCAGCCGCTCCGTTCCCAACTCTGCACGCAACCGTGCAGTATCGATCCGCTCCGAGACCACCTTGGAAATCACCGCCGCGAAATCGTCGCCGACCAGCTCACACTCGCCGGCAATCAACAGTTCCCGCAACTCGTCCTCGCGCGCCTTGAGTTCCCTGATCCGCTCCCGGACGTCCGCCAGCTCGTCCGGCGGCTTGCGATTGGTTTGGATCATTCCGTCCTCCAGGCCTGACTTCTTATTATAAGAAGTCAGAATTAACTCTCGTTTAGGTTGTACGCCCTCCGTAATTCGCGAGGATGAGCCTTCGAAGGGCTCATCCCTCC